GGCAGCGGTGCCCGTCCATTCTGGTAATTGACTAATTTTCGTATTTGCCATTTTATTATTTTTTAATTTTCTATGTTTATATCGTCTCCACCTTCTGTTTGTATAAAGTCGGTGTTTTCGGCTTGTAATTTATACATACTACCCACAATACTTGGAGTAGGCGTTTGAGTTAATGTAGGTGTGTTCGTTACACTTGGAGTGCTTGTAGGAGTAGTCGTTACACTTGGAGTGCTTGTAGGAGTGCTCGTAATCGTAGGGGTAGGAGTAGGACAAGAACCTACAACCTCTAAACCTGGATTAAAGTAAATGTATTGATACTCATAAGCAGTTCCACCACTTGCCAAGAATAATCCAACTGGTATTTGATTTGTTAAACCAGTATCTGTATAAACCTGTTGTGATGATGTATAGAAAGGTTGAGAACTATACAAAGTAACAGATGGATTAAGACAGAAACAAGCGTCATTTTGAGTATTACCAGAACAGAATAAACCAGAGTAAAAAACAAAACTCGGTGTAGGAGTTGGGGTTTTTGTCTGTGTTGGGGTAATCGTAGGATTTGGAGTAACACTCGGGGTCGGCGTTGGAGTTACTGGAATAGGAGTAGGCGTAGGAGATGGTGATGGTCCATCACCAATAAATCTTACAACAATATCATCTAATGCTCGGTTCTCACCAAGATAGTTGGAAAATTGTTTTCTTAAAAATACTCTACTCATCTTTTAATATCTCACTTAAATTATCAATCAACTTATTTATATCCACATTACAATCTGTTTGTATCTTGTAGTGTTTTTCTCTTTCAATTTTATCTTTATGGAATATGACCTTTATTGTTAATTCACAAGTATCTAATTCCAATTCAACACTTTTAACATAATATTCATCAAAGGCTATATCCCCAATTCTATACATAGATTATCCTATTGGTGGAAATGGTGGTTGTGGTTTGGGGCAGTAATCAATTAAAGATAATTCTTTAACCCAAATAAAATGTGGATTATCACAAAACTCTTGTTCCTCTGTTGAAATTATCCATACATCATTACAATCTTGTATTGGATTAAAGTAACTATCAGTTGTATAAAGTTGTCCTAATAATTCGTCTTTTTGTAGTGTTGTTAGTGGGGCTACTTGTATCATAATTTTTTAATAAACATTTCTACCTAATGATGTTTGGTAAGTTTGGATTATACTATCTAATGTAGTCATTTGTGTTGGGGTCAATCCTCTATGGATATATGTAAATTGTTGTCTATAAGTAGAATATTCAAGAGGTGTTCCATTTTTGGTATTTCTCGCACCTAATGCCAAAGTAAAGTTGGTAAGACTATTTGATGCGAATGCTGGACTTGCCAATAAAGTTCCCCTTCTATACATATTCACATTTGTAGTTCCAGTCCTTGATATACTCATCAAACCTAATGTATCTGCCATAGTTGAACCATTAAACGCTCCCGCATCACTTTTCCAAAAGAAACAAGCCTCTTGTAATCCAGGGTTATTCAATCCAGGATATAATACCCAACCATCACCGCTTCCTCCACCACTATCTCCAATACCACCCATAACAGCACCACTCGGTCCGTTTGTTCCACAATATACTCCCATAGAACCACCTGATAAAGTAAATGATGTTACACTTGGATTTACATAAGTTTCAGCCACACCATTTGTTCCATTTGGTGTTGCTCCTGATGCTGAATGCGTCCAACCACCAGCGAAAGTCAATCTATAAGCACCATCTGTATCTAATGGGTTCATACCATTAAACTTATGTGATGCTGCTGTTCCACCTAGAAATGGATACATAGCCAACATATTTGTATTTAATCCATTACTATAAATGGAATTAAACATAGTGATTGTTGCTGCTGATACAGGAGCAGTAATACCTGTTCCACCCGCACTAACAACTGCTGATAAGTATGCTCTTGCTTCTGCTGTTCCTGGTAATTGAGTAGGTGTTGGGGTTGGAGTGCTCGTAGGATTTGGTGTGCCAGTTTGTGTAATCGTTTGTGTTGGCGTTGATGTTATATTCGGTGTTCCACTCTGTGTTTGTGTAGGAGTGTTTGTTGGTGTGGCGGTAGGATTTGGTGTGCCACTCTGTGTAGGAGTGGGTGTAAAACTCGGTGTAGGAGCGGGTGTCGTATCCTGTGGAACGTTCATAATAACCTGTTTAACAGGCACCCATATATTTCCTTTATTTTCCTTTTCACCCAAAGGTTTTAAGGCGTCCTCAAAGTTAAAATCTTTATTGTTCTTTGAGTGCCTGATGTATTGTCCTGCGGGTCTATAATTCCTTCCGTTCCACTTCATTTTGTTCTTTTTAATATAAGGCTATAAAGGGGGATTTTAACCCCCCTTTGGTTTTTTTTTATTGGTTATTCAGCAGATACTGAAATACCAGTCATAATCGCAGCAAGGGTAGTAGTCACCACGATTTCTTGTGTTGAGTTAGGTTCTCCCGCAGAGATAGTTAAAGCAGAAATACCATTTAAGTCAGCGTATGCTTGACCTGTCTGTAATGTTCCAGAACTAACTAAACCTCCGTTTGCGAAAGCATAACTCCAATATCTATCGTTATTGTCTAAAACAATAGCGTAGATGTTATTTTGTGAAACCAAACTTTGGAACAAGTTTCTCAAATTAGAGTTCATCTTTGGTAAGTTGATTACCAAAGTTGGTTCAAACACTACTGACTGCGATGTTGTATTCACAGCAATCGCCTCTGTAAGAGATGAACTTTGTTTAACTAACTCAAACTTGTAGAAAGTTCCAGCACCTGATATTGATGTGATTTCATTATCCACGTTGGACGTCCAACCTGAAATAGTGTTTCCACTTGCGCCTAAAATCCAAAGCGCTTTAATGCCTCCTGTTGAAGCATTACGACAATCAAGGGTATAACCCTCCTCTATAAAACAACTCATATCTATATCTTTATATTAGATTAGTTTATGCTGTTGCCATAAATGATGCTACATCAAATACACCAACGCCATAAGTAGCGTGAAGGTTTATCTTAATTACATCTTGGAACGGGTCATACATACTTCTAATAGTCATTAACTCATTATTCATACCCACCATTATATAACCCGCCGCACCTGCGGTTACGTAATTCTGTCCTGTTAAACCTTGTGTAGGAATTACTCTTACATTAGTACCAGGAAGCATAACACTCCAGGTGTCTCCCGCAGCCGCTGACTTATCATCAAAACTGAATAGATTGACGTAACTTGAGTTTCTCATAGAAGCAACTAACGCACGATAGTCAGCATATCCACAATAGATTACCAAATCGTCTCTGTGTAATACGTTTTGAGGGATATTTTGGTAGTAAGTAGTGAATACATCTAATCCGTTTGTTGGAGTAGCCGCAGTGTAAGCAACTGCTGTAGCACCATTACCTGATGTAATCAAAGTTTTAACTCCGTTGAAACACTGACTATTGTATTGAGTAGCACCAGTCGCAGTAGTATTTCTCCACAATTGGATTTCAATTTCATTAGCCACTCTGTTAGAGATGTCCGTTAAAATTACCTCCTCAAAGGCCGTAGTTTCTTGGAAATTACTATCACTCAAATATTGAGACAAGTAAGTATCATACAAGTCATAAGGACAAAGTTGTTGGTTTAATTTCTTGTTACACAAGTCAATAGTTACTACGTTTTGAGTAGTTGTTCCAGAAGGGTCAAATCCACAAGAAAGGTCTTGTAAAAAGATTTCATCTGTAACGAAACCTACTTTTTCAGTAGTTCCTTTTAAGTTAGGTCTTACCATAGAATACTTTGGAAGGGTCAATCCCAAGAAAGCCTTGATAAGCATTTCGTCTCCATAACTATTGTATGTCGGTAAGTTCGTCAAATCATAGTTAAAGTTCATTTTGGTTGTTTTAGAACCAGTTTTTTTATTTTCCATTTTAATTTTTATTTAGTTTTTATTTTATTTTTATTTTTTAATACCTCTGGAACTTTTAATCAATTCCAATTTCCAATCTAATCTATCAGCAGAGGTTGTGCTGAACTTTTTAACTACTGGTTCTCTGTCGGGTTGTTTCTTAAATGCCTCAAAGTCAGTTTTCATTTTGTTAAAATCTGTTCTAAAATCATTTAGGTCTTTAATCAATCCAATCATTTCTGCCATAGCCTCTTTCATTTTTTTCATTTCACTCAAAGAACCTTCACCATCTCTATCAGGGTATTTTACTCCTGTGATAAATCCTTCACCATCTACTACTAATGTAATACCTGATGATGTGGTGTGTTCTCCTTCGGGTGCTGAAACTTTCTCACCGGCTTCTGTAATAACGTAGAGTTTTTCCCCTACCTTAAAATCACCTGTTTCGTCTGTTTCAATTTTTGTTCCGTCAGTCAATTCTGCTGCGGACATCATATCCTCTTTCTCATCTCCAATTTCAATTTCTATTTCAGTTGTGTTACTTTCGTCCTCTGCCTTTTCGCTCATAGATACGATTTTACCCATAGTATCCAAAGAGATTACAAGACCCTCACGAGTAATGTATTCACCTTCTAACGCTGGTGCCAAAGTGCTCTCACCTACTACATAAACCTCATCACCAATCATAAAGTCATCGGTTTTGTTGTTTGTGATTTCAGTTATACCATCTACTAATTTAGTGGTAAAGAACTTTTCTGTTTTAGAATTAAAATTGATGTTTAACAAGTTAGATATTTTTTGTAATGCTTCTTGCGCGTTCATTTTTAATTTATTTCTTTAATTATGTTTATTATCTGTTCTAATAAATATTCATCATTTTTTGAGCGGGAAAAGTTTAGTAAAAAGTTTCCTTCAACCGAAGCACCCTTTACCTTACCCGTTTTGATGTATTTATTCCAAACCTCATTTCCTTCATCAGTATCTAATACTTTATACCCTGCCATCCAGGCTCCTTTTGGTATTTGTTGTGGTGTATAACCTAATGAATATGCTTTATCACTATCTCCATCTACAATCCAACTTTCCACCATTACCAAATCTTGGAACTTTTTATCGGTGTGTTCGTAGTTTGTATCACGCATTCTCTGTTCTATCATAAACTTTTGTTGGATTTTCTCAATTGTTTCAGGTGAGAACTTTACAAAGTATCTTTCACCAGTAACCTCATCTAATCTTGGAATTAAAATATTTGGGAGCATTAGTGGTGTGTAAATCATTTTCTTTTCCACAACAGCACGGAACAGAGCATCTCCCTTTTCCTTCTTTTGTGCTTTGTAAGAACAAGCCTGGAACCTTTGTTTTCCCTCAAACATTACACTCTCATAAATCCCCCCACAACCAATAGCGTATGACGCATCTGCTGCGATAAGTTCATCATCATAAATTGGTAGTCCTTCAACATATCCAAGTGGTGTTAAATCACCAATTAAATCAAAATCCATCTTACTCATATTCTGTTGAGAAATGATATATGCGATTTCACTTTTTCTTTTTGTCTCCTCACTATAATATCCGTTGTTCGGCATATTCATCGGTGGGGTTCCTGGTAATCCTGGTTCAGGTCCTATTTCAGTTACATTACTACCCACAGCCAAAACACGATAGAAGGCGTGATTACAATTAGGTCCTCCCTTGTAGAGCCACTTTGAGTATGGTTGTCTGTTATGACCGAATTGAGTATTCAATCCATCTAATAAATCAATCTCAAATCTACGGAAATATCTACCTTCAATACTATTACAGAAATCCCTATTAGGTTCTCCCTGTAAAACTCTTTTATACAAGTAATATGGAGTTGCTGTTTTATGGTTTCTCCTTTTAACTTGTTCTAATGTAGCACCTCTCAACTGACCTACTACTGCCTCAAATGCTTCATAAT